GATCCAGTAGAGATCACGTATAATTTAAAAAACCGATGACATTCTGCGGGGTTACGTGCCCCGCTCTTTGCCCTTGACGTTCCCGCAGATCGGTGCTACAATAGGCGCATGCAAACCCGATCCGCTTCCGCTCGTGCCTTTTCGATCATTATGATGCGCGGTGTTAAAAAGGATAATGTTATTCGTTTTGCCCTTTCGTTGAATGATAAAGAAACCGAAGAAGCAACGGACACTTTTCACCGTCAAGGGCCGCGTTTGTGGGGTTTCTGGTGTAAAGCAATGGATGAACGAAAGAAGAACAATATGATTGTTCCTGCCGTTTTCCGCTGAACTGCTATCATATAACAGAAAGGATTGTGAATATGGCTAAGGTTATCATTTCTCCCGGTTTTGGTGGTGGTTTCCGTGGTAACGTAAAGCACCGTTTTGATCCCGAGCTCATTCGTTTCATTGAAGAAAAGGAAAACCTCGTTCCAGGAGAACGTGGAAACCCTGAAAAGCGCAAGGCACTCGATGCACAGTTAAAGCTGCGCCTGCACGTGCTGGATATTCAATGTGATCCGTCAAAGCTTGCGGTTATTGAATTGGCTTCTGGTAAGCGTTTCAAGATCGAAGAATATGATGGCTCAGAATATATCATCACGGAAGATGATCTGAATATGGTTGCACCCTGAACTCTGCGAGGATTAAACATATGGAATATCTCTATCTGCAAGATGGTTTCTATGATGGTAAAGATCCAAAGGAGATTCAGCGTTTCCTGGATACAGTTGAAAACGGTGGATACAAGCCAACAAAGGGTGATAGTGTGACAGTGGTTGCCTTGTCACCTTTGAATGACGACGAGCTCCCTTGTTAGGGAGCTTTCTTTTTATCTGTGATCTGTCCTAGAGATCACGAGAGATCACATACACCGAAAGAAAGCACCGTGTTTTCAAGGGGTTAGCGGCGCACGTTTCTCCTCTTGACATTCCCGCCCGATCCGGTATAATGGGCGGGGATTCGCTTCCTGCTAACCCGTTCCACGGATCACTGTATGATGAATGTCAATGATGCGATGACTGTCCTTGCTACCCTCACGCACGGTGAGATCGGCGCTCTTTCTGATAACGATCTGCGCGCTTTGCAGGATGCTGCCAAGTATATCACGCAATCGACCGTGACGCACCTTGCCAAGCGTAAAGCGGAAGCGGAAGATCGCGAGCGTCATAACCGTAACCTTGCAAAGCGTGCGGAACAAACCGCAAACAATACAAAGTGTGCGAGTGTGCAAGACATTCCAGAGTATAAACAGCTCGTCATGCTTGCCAACCTTCTTGCATACAGCCGCAAGAAGAATGACGGCAATAGTGTCAAGCTGGAAAGCAAGATCGAAGCGATCTTGGAAGTGTACGGTATGAACGACAAGCGTGTTATGGCTCACCTTGTCAACCTTGCTAGCTGATAACCTTTTCACCCTATACTGTAAACCTTCCCGAGAACAAGAGAGAAAAGATATAATGAATACCGTGAACAAGCCCAAGCTTCCTAACTATTTCCTCAAGTCGCGCCCCCATCACCTTGACAATAAAGTTGTCACTTGGTTCAACCTTGATCGTGTAAAGGTTGGTCGTTCGGTTGACTTCAACCGTACACAACACCATGGCACCGTTGCCCTTGTTTCACCGTGTGGTGAGATTGCCTTGGTTCGTCAAGCTGATCGTATGGTTGAAGTGGAAGTGTGCGAGCTTACCACGCTTTGAAACGTTTCAGTTAGAACGTTCGAATCCTACACTAACCCACCTTCATGGTGGGTTTTTTGTTTTCTTTTTAAACCGTTCACCACGAGTTCATTTGGTGTATGGTAGAACATCGAAGAGTTCCAGGGAGATCACGTATATGATCTGGTAGAGATCAGGGGGAGATCACAGATAAGAATAAAAAACCCTCACAGTTTCGCGGACTTGGCACGACACGCACAAAGGGCTTGCGCTTTTCTTAGGACCGTGCTACAATGTGCAGGCGCCGGACGGGTTGCGGTTCCCACGGTGCGATTCACTAGCTAACCGCTTGTCTGCTGAGGGGTCAACAATATGTCGAACGTCAACAACACCGCCCGCAAGTCGATTGTCCGCGCTCAGGACGTTGCGCTTTCTTTCCTTATGGGTGGCATCGGTGCCGTGCAAAAGCTGCACACTGATAAGGGCTTCACGGCATCGACGCTTGATAGCGCAATCGACACGATGAACGAGGGTGGGCAGGACACTGCGTCGCTTGTTACGCTGCGCGATCAGCTGTTTGTTAAGTCGACGGGTTCGCGTGGTCGTAAGGCTGCGTCGATTGGCGATGCCCGTCATTACAGTGTGCAGGAAGTCGGCGAAACGGGTGCGTTTGTTCGTCTGCCCGTTGGCCTGCTCGGGCTTGTTAAGGGTGACGAAGTTCGCGTCACGTTCCTCGACGGTCGTATTGTTGTTGAGTCTGCTGCTAGCTGAACCAGCAGACAACCAACATAGCCGGTACCGGCCAGCAATAGCAAACCAGCCCCGCGACAAGCGGGGTTTTTTTATATGCGAGAACATAAGAAGACATAAAGAATAAACATATAAAAAACACATACCCCTCCCCCCTCCCCCTGTATACCGGAATCTAACTACCATAGCCATATAGTGTATAGTTGGCGCCATAATACACGCTTGAAATACCGGCCAAATTTTTGGAATTTTTTTTAACAAGGTGCGTTAAGGGGGGTGGCAGAAAAATTCCCGGCCAAAATTTTCCCCAATTGGCTTTTAAACAGGCAAAAGGCTAATTATAACATTAAAACATTAATATGAAAATAAAATTAAAAAAGAACCGCATAAAAGAAACACTAAACCGTTTGGCTGAAATAAGCGCAAAATCAGTTGGCTTAGATCCCAAACGTGACACAACGTTAAGTGATGATGACCTATTGTCCATGATAAGCGATAAGGATATCAATGCCAATCCAGGTTACGGTTTTATGTTGCGTAATGGTTATATCCCGGTTGGTAGAGATACAGTAGATGAAGAAGGTGATAGAGTATTTTCAGCTAAATTAGGTGAAGGCGCATTTGGTGTTGTATACGAAGCAACAAAAGTTGGAACAGATAAGCGTTATGCGGTTAAAATCACCGGAGATACGAATGAGGTGCGAATCCGCAAGATGTTAGAGGATGCTCGCGAAAAGCTGCCAGAATCGATTATGGCTCATTTCGTGAGGGTTGATGATATCATTGAGGTTGAGAGCACACCGGTAAGCACCTATGGAACAAAAAAGAAGTTCCTTATTGCCATGCAATTGGTAAGACCAATGAATAAATTTGAAAGCACAGCACTATTCAAGGGTGTTAGCGAACTTACAAGAATGACAGCAGATTTTAATTCAAAATATATTATTAAAGATCCAAAGATATTCAAAGAATTGTTTAATAATCGTATTATGAAGTTTTCATTTGCTGATGATTTAATTTTTAATTTTTCTTCCATAAGAGCATCGAAAGGTTCAAAACCAACAGATAGAGAAAAAGAATCATTTGCTGAAAAGGCACATCAACTTGATCAAAAATTAAGTGATGACCTTATGAAAGGCTTGGATGATTCCCTGTTGGGTTTCTGGAAAGAAACAATGACAAGATTATTGGCTAGCCAAAATACGGATGATCTTTCAAGTTATGGTTCGCTTTATGGCTATGCTGCCGTTGAAGTTGTTGTGGAACTTTGTAAAGAAATTGCCAAGAAGGATGGCAAGCGTTACGAACTCTTGTTAAAAGAAATGGGTCTTGGTGAGGCTTTGGAACGTGATGGTCCGTTAGAAGATTATTTATTTGATAGAATAGTAAATCTTTCTTCACAATTTGAACACGGTATGAGAAACGAATGGAAAGATTTTATTAAAAACCGTTACGGTAAAGAACAAGGCGAATTCAAAATGAAATATGCCTATGGTGATTTTGTAAATACACTTAAAGCCGGCGAAGACAAAGGGAAAATTAGGGAAAAATTTAACGAAATTGCCGAAAAAATGCCCGAAAAAGTGAAAAATTTTATGGGTGCTTTGATGACGCTTGCCCTCGACGAAGGGATTTTGTGGCGCGATTTGCACGAAGGTAATGTTATGATTGACCCGCAAACGCGTGAATATGTTGCGGTTGATGTTGGATTGTTTTCAACAGATAGTGTATTAAAACAGCGTTTTTGATAACGAAATACTATTTATTTTTTATTATGGCCTAAATTTGCAAATTTATGTTGGGCCTGTTAACGTTAACAATGGAGATTAAGAAATGAAAGTTAGTAAAGAACAATTAAAGGCACTAATCAAGGAAGAACTTGATGCCGTTATGAAAGAAGAAGAAAGTGATTTGGAAGAAGCTAAAAAAATAAAAGATACATATGGCAGAGAAGTAACTAAAGCCTTTAAAGACGATCTTGCCGCCCAAGATAAAAAGAATGCTCTTGCTTCAATTAAGAAGCAAACATTAAAAGGTAGAATAGAAGAAACTGAAGAATTGGAAGAAGCTGGTAAAAAGGGTCCAAGTATACCACAACTTGCCAATGTATCAAATCCAAGGAATAGACTCAAAGATATTCACTGGTCAAGTGAGGATGAAAATGTTCCCGGAGAAAAAGATGATTTCTTCGATGAATATTCAACATTAGCTCCAACAACTACAGCTACAGAAGAAATTCATGGTATGTTAAAAGTACTCAAGATTGATCCAGAAAGTCCAGAAGGTCAAGAGCTTACTGATAAAATAAAAGCAGCTGCTGCAGTAAGTGGTGAAAGATCTGATTCAAGATTGAAGAGCTGGAAACACGGTAATAATCGTGGAGATCCTTTGGCTTCAAGACAACCAATTGGTATGACAAAATCTGGTACACTTAAGAAAGCAGATATAAGATCTAGAAAAAATGATATTAAACGCAATTTGGGTTTGGATGAAAGCGAATTAGAAGAAGACAAGCAAATGGAACAAATTGCTGAATCATTCCGCAGATTTACAAAAATTTTGAAGGACTGATTACAATTTAATTCGTTGATTTAAGGCACCCGAAAGGGTGCTTTACTTCTTTTGTGGGTCGTGGTAAGCTAACGAACCTTTCGCGGAGCCTTCTGTGACAAAAATTTATGATGAGATTGATATTGACTTCCCTGCTATGGGAAGTGGTGAAGAAATTTACAAATTTTTAATTGAGAAAAGTTCAACTGGTAAACAACTTATCGAAGCAATTAAAAATAAAAATATGAAAGAAATGTGCTTTCTTTCTGCTCGCCTTGGAAAAATTGGCTATTCAGATTCGGAATTAGAAAAATTTTTTCAACACGTATTCCACACAAAAGGAATCTAGGGTAAGAGATCAGCCCTTGACAAACTTAACGCCTCGTGTTAAGATGACTCACCAAGCCGCTGCGCGGCTCTTTTCAGAAAAGGATTTAAATTATGCGTTCACTACTAGTACTAACCGTTCTACTTGCTCTTTCAGCTTGCTCAAAGAAGGAAGAAGCTGCTGCTACTTCAACTGTTGAAACAGCTCCAGCTGTTGCTTCACAGTCAGCCGAAGTTACAGCCGGAACTCCAACTGTAACAGAAACTTCAGCTGTTACCGTTGCTCCAACTGCTGCCACACCAGCAACAGCTACCGAAACACCTGCTCCAGCCGTTTCAAAATGATTGATACTATTTAAACTATGCGAGGCATTCGAGCCTTGTAACAAAGTAGTTTAAATATATTAAAACATAAACGTATTTGAGCAAAACTAAATATAGGAAGCCACCGAGAGGTGGCTTTCTTCTTTTCTGCCGTCGTTGACAAACTTTTTTGCTTGTGCTAGACTAACCACAGGAGCGTGCATATGCTAGGCTTATGTTGCCAATTCCTTCAACCTTTTAAGAAAAGGAATGGCCTTGTAGAAAATAAAAATATTATTACGGAAAAGAGTCTGCAACTTGGTGCTTACAAGAGCAACAAGTATACAGTCAATCGTATTTCTGCAACATACCACAACAATGTTGATGAACACTTAAAAATTGTTCCAAAGCTTGTTGAAAATAAAATTAAGTCATTCCGACTTTCAAGCAGTTTGTTTCCACTTTACGAATTCACCAAGGAAACAATTTGGAATGACGATATTCTACGTCGTAAACTAAAAAAACTTGGCGACGAATTTAAGAAGGCCGGTATTCGTGTAACAACACATCCGGGTCAATTCACTATTATCAATAGTGATGCAAGTCACGTAATCACCAATTCAATTGCTGAATTGGAATATCATGCTTGGATTTTTGATCAGATGGGTCTTGATCAAACGCCATTCAATGCCATCAACATTCACGGTGGCAAGCGTGGTAATTCTAAACAGTTGGTTGAGTCAATTGGTAAATTGCCAGATAATGTTCGCAACCGTCTTACACTCGAAAACGATGAACGTTGTTTTTCTGTTAAGCAGTTGATGCATATCAATAAAGAAACTGGTATTCCAATTGTTTTTGATTCTCATCATCACCAGTTCAATCAGGATGGCTTCAATACAGAAGATGCCTCCACTCACTCGATTCTAACTTGGAAACGCAATGGCGAGTATTTTAAGCCGTTACAGCACCTATCCAATACAGAGCCGGGAATGGAGAATGGTTCATTTCCAGACCGAAGGAAACATAGCCAATATATTCACTATGTTCCAGACTGTCAATTAGAACTAGCAAAACAAAATCTAATTGATCTAGATGTTGAAGCCAAGATGAAAAACTTGGCTATTATGAAAATGCGTAAAGACTTCAATATTGAACTATGATTAGACAATTCAAAGAATTAATTATTAGATATAAAAATGCTTATATCAAAAATAAAATTGATTCTCTGAATTATTCTACCTCGTTAGTTACCAGTTGTGCCATTCCGGTCCTTCGAATGAAAAGGAAGATTTGGATGGTTGAATCAATTTGTTTTGATACGTTCCATATTGAACATAATTGGTTTGAAGATGAGACACATTTGGCAGAATATTTAATAATTTTAAAAAGTTTAAATTGTTTGTATGATATTAAAGAATATGATATTGAACTGTGATAATTAAATTATGTGACAACTGTTCAGATTGTTACATTATATCTTCTTTTTATATTCTTTGGAATATATAATTTAACTCTTATTGTATTTTTATTTTTTATAATCTCGGATTTTGAAATATGGCAAACTTTAAAGAAGGCGATTGGGTTCAAATAACAGGAACTCCTGATCTCAAATGGAGCAGATGGTCAAACAATCCAGCTTATTATAACAATTTTTTAAATAAAATTGGACAAATCAAAGAAATTGAAGAGGATTATGACGATCCATTACAATTTCAATACAGAGTTGGTGTCGAATTTGAATATGAAATTAACGATGGATATTCAAAACTATCTCCTGGCAAATATTATGAGTGGTTCAAAGGCGATCACTTAATAAAATCTTCAAAATATGAAGCAGATCGCAAAATGGCACAAGCAAAAGCTGCCAACGATTTACAAGAATGGGAAAAGTTTAAGAAAAAATCCACAGACGATGCCCTAAGAAAGGTTTTTTGTCCTGAACCTAAGACCGAAGAGGGCAAAGAAGGTACAACAAAAGAAGAGCCATACGATCCTTGTGAACCATATGACCCTTGGCACGTAAAAACTAATCCAGGAGATATACCAGATTACAATTCGATGCAAAAAGACGATGAGTATGATGTGAATATGTTAGATTTTTTAAATCCAAATGATCCATATTTTAATCCGGATTGATTTTTTACCACATATTTATTTATGTGGAGATTATTGAGCATTTATTAGTCGGTGATTTAGTATATTATAAAGGACCACCAATCTTAAATCCACAAGATTGGTTAAGAATTGCTAGTCATAACAACGGATTAATAAATCTCGATGATTTGGCAATTGTTTTAGAATGTGATAATTTCTTAAAAATCGCAAATGTCTATTTTCAAGAGAGTGATATAGAAATTCCACGAATTTCTTATAAATATCTAATTAAAGTCTCTTATTAAAGAACCCCGCCTATTTATAAGGTGGGGTTTTTTATTTATGACTATGAAACTTTTGCTTGAAAATTGGAAAAAATTTATGAAAGAGAACGATGAACCAAATCCTGCCAATTTGGATCAACAGTATGATTCTGCTCACGTCGTGATCAAGAACAAAATAGGACAAGTTTTGCTCCTGAAACGTTCCGAGGTGGATGAATGGATGCCGGGTAAATGGAGTCTTCCCGGTGGTGGCAAAAGAGAAGAAGAAGATCTCATTCAAGCTGCTGTTCGCGAGGTCAAAGAAGAAACTGGCCTAGAAGTTATGCCAGAAGATCTTCATTTTCTAGAAGATATCAGTAAAAAACAAAACCACGCATTCTTTATTGCTACAAAAGCAATCGGCTCTGTTAGATTAGACAGTGAAAACAGTGAATATATCTGGGCAGATACAAGTAAATTGATTCCAAAAGACTGTGTTCCAGATTTAATACAAGTTTTAGGCTCAGTTTCATCTTTGGAAGAGAAAAGGGTTCCAAAAGGCTTTGAAAAAACACCTTTTACAAATAAATTGAAGGGTGGACAAGCAGATAAAGCAAAACCAAGTCAATTTGAACCAAAAGAATTAAGAAAAGGCATAAAACATGAATTAGAACATTCATCTGATATGGATCAGGCAAAAGAAACCGCTGCTGACCATTTAGTTCAATATAAACACTACTATGATGAACTAGAAAAAAATGGAAAAGAAGCTAGAAAAAGACGAAGATGAATAAAAAACGGCACCAATTAAGGTGCCGTTCTTATTTAGACTAGTTAAACAGTTCAGGATTGAAGTAATACTTCGTTCCAGCTACCAGTTCCATTTACAGCATGGAAACCAACAGCTTCTGTGACTATTATTTGCTTATTCAAATTTGCGCCGGCAGCTCCCGGAGAAGTTGCAACTGATATTGAATAAATTTTTTCATTAGGTGTAGCTGAAGATGTTATTGTTACTAATGGATTTGTCATTAATCCCATCTTCATTCTTGGTAATGTTGGATAAACGCCTGGATCGTTACCGAAATACATTAGGTATTTTGTATTTGCAGAAACTGAACCCGTATAAATTGAGTAACTTATACGACTATCAAACCAGAATGTGCCTGCTGCCATTTCAGCTGGTGTGGTGGCTCTTGTGCGCATTGTATAAACTGTCAAGAATGGACGCCAACTTGATGAAACAGCGGTATTGGCATTCATAGTTACAACAGCATATGCACCATCTAATTGTGAAACGGAAGCACTGTTTGTTTGAGAAGCATCATAGAAGTAATAACCCATCGATGAACTGACACCAGTTGCCGATGCGTTTTTATACATCCAGCCACTACTTCCGGTTGGGAAGGCGCCAACACCGGTTGGTGGTTTTAAGCCCGGTTCGGCGTTTGAGTATACAGCAGGAGCGAGGGCTGAATTATAGGCCATGGGAATATAATTTGTTGCTGAACCACTTACTACTACTGTTTTTATACTGCCGCCAGCAGCACTAATTGTTACTGTGCCAGTTTTTAAAGCTGAAGCTGTTGGTCTAAAATTTGCTGTAACAACTTGGCTACCGCCACCTGTCAAACTAAATGTTGCTGGTGAGAAATCAAATTGATCTGAATTATCAGTTAATGTGATTGTTTCTGTTGCTTCACCAGTTGAATTGACTGTAAAAGTCAATGAACTGCTTGAATTAACAGCGATATTGCTGAATGATAATGATGACACACTTGTTGATAATACAACTGGTGTCTTTTCTACGTAGAAAAACATTTTTTAAATCTCCTAAATAAGTTAATTGGTAATTGCCACGACGACAACCACCAAATACTATAATTAGTTTGTAAACTTTTTAAGTTTTTAATTAGCTTGCAGTATATTTATTTGTTATACAGTGCAGGTAAAAATATGAAAATCATTATTAAAAAAAGTAAAAATGAAGCAATTCTTCCAAAAGGTTCCGAAGGTGTTCAAACAATTCACTTTGAAGAAAGTGATTGTGGCATGTATGAAGGCATGTGTGATGAAGGTGAATCGCACCAAATCGAATTATATTATGAAGATTATGATTGTGGATGCCAACAACCACTAGAAGAAGCTGAATATCAAGGACGTTCAGTTCCATTAAATAAGCCAATGAAGGGCGATGTTAAAAAATTTAAAGTTTATGTTCGCGATCCAAGTACCGGAAACGTAAAAAAGGTTAACTTTGGTGATCCGAATATGAGAATTAAGAAGAGTAATCCAGCAAGAAGAAAATCTTTTAGAGCTCGTCATCACTGTTCAAGTCCCGGTCCAAAAACAAAAGCCAGGTACTGGAGTTGCCGTAAGTGGTGAAAGGGACGATACAATGATTAAAATTAAAATACTTGATAATATAGATGCGAAACAAAGCAGCAAAGAAAACAAAAGCGCCGCTGATAAAAACGACAAAGAAACATTAGAACGAATCGCAGATGAGCACGTAGGCTATATGGAAATTAGCGAAAAAGCAAATGGTTTTTGTTGTAGAGACTGTAAAGGTCTAAACTCAAAAGGTTTTTGTGAAAATCCAGATGTTCAAGCTTATGTTTCAGCTGATTACGGATGTTGTAATTATTTTAATCCAAAAGAAGCTTTGATTGTTTTTCCAAAAAAATAATTTTTTAATTTAAATTGGTAAATAAAATGAACGATATTAAATGGCAACAATTCTTAACAGAGGCTGTTAAAGTTAAAGGCAAAAGTTATATTGGCAAAAAACCAGAAGAGGTTCTGGATATGCTCGATAATCTTGGTGACAAGATTTGGATTTTCTTTGATACCGAAACAACTGGTCTTAAAGCAAAAGATGAACAATTGTTAGAAATTGCTGCCATTGCTGTTGATCCTGCCAAATGGTTGGAAGACGCAGAAGTGATGGATACATTTCACGTCAAAATCAAATTAACCGACGATTTAAAAGCCCGTTTAAGCGACTTGGATTCGGATCAGCGTAAGGAATGGGAGAAGCGTAATACGAAGTCCAGCAAGCCTTTAAAGCAGCCACAGGATGTATTGGCTATGACCAAGTACGGTGAGAAAGGAATGAAGACAATTGACCAAAATGAAGCATTGGAACAATTCCACGAATTCGTATCTGGTTTCAAGGATGCTGTTCTTGTAGCACAAAATGCTACCTTCGATATGGGTTTTATTAACACACTAAGTCCAAAGCCGCTACCAAAATTCAAAGTTGTCGATACATTACAGCTTTTAGATCATCAAGTTGTGCCTGTTTTACGGACCTTGGCTACCGGCGATTTCGAGCCAGCAGATCCCAAAGTACAAAAGCGTGCAAATGAGATACTCAATGTTTTGAAGGGTTCTTCTTCTCTCGGTAAGGTAACCGTGGCTTACGGAATCAGTGCGGATAATTGGCATAGTGCTTTAGCTGATACAAAGATGCTTATGAAAGTGTATAAAAAAATAGTAGATACACTTAAATATGTTGAAAACTTACAAAACATCAATGTTAGACCTGCGCAACAAAAGGCAGTTAAAAAAGCCATTGATAGAGAAAAGTGGTTCGCAAGAAATAGATAAACTTTTACTATTTTGACACTAATTATCTTAAAATGGTTCTAATTTTCTTCCTAGTGAAGTGGTTAAAACAGATAAGAGGACTTTATTATATAATTTGTTCTCACGGATTAAAAAACTGAATATGTTGAGGATTTTAAATTGATGGAAGACAGAGTGGCTCTTGTTAAGGAATTGATAAGAGCCTTTTATCCTTTTGCCAAGAAGCACTTGGGCTTTAATAAGCCTGTTCGTTTATTTTTGCGCCATGATTCGCAAAATGCTGCCCAACCATTAGGTAAAACCGCATATTATGATCCAGAGCATATGTCTATAACCCTATACGTATCGGATAGGCATCCAAAAGATGTTGTTCGCTCTATGGCGCATGAATTAGTTCACCATAAACAAAATTGTGATGGAAGATTAACTAATATCAATACAGATAATATAACAGAAGATACAAATCTAGAAGAATTAGAAAAAGAAGCCTACGAAAAAGGCAATATTTGTTTTCGTTCTTGGGAAGATATGTATAAAGTACATAAAGCAGATACAGAAAAAGTATTGGAGAATAAAATAATGAATGAAAAGAAAGAAGGCGAATATTCAGGCGATATCACCGAAAATGATACCGTAAAAGAATATTATGTTAAAAGAGCCGAAAAGGTTGCTGAACAAGTGGCCAATCGTATGGGAAACAAATTTGGTTTCAAGTTTGATTTAACTGAAAAAACAGAACAGAAAGGTGGTGATTCAAAATGAGAAAATCAAAGAAGCTAGCTCTATTAAGACTACGTAAACAAAAACAAGAAGCTGCAGCGGCCGAAGACGCCGCCAAATTGGCTGCTGAACAAGCTGCCAAAGAAGCAGAAGAACGTGCCGCAAAGGAAGCCGCAGAAAAGGTAGCAAAAGAAGCTGCTGCTAAAGCCGCGAAAGCCAAAGCAGAAAAAGAAGCCGCAGAAAAGGCTGCCAAAGAAGCTGCTGAAGCCGCAAAATCTGCTGCCGCAAAAGAGGAATGATAAATGTCAAAAACTTTAAATGATTTAACAAGAGACTTCCTTTTAAATGAAGGAACAATGAAAGAAGCTTCATTAAAAGCCTATATTCAGGCTCTTGAAGAAAATATTTTAAAGTTTGAGGCTCGTTCAAATACAGAAGCAAGAAGACTTGAAGTTATGAAAGAACAGCTACGTGGTATCAAAAGAAACACACGTAGATTAGAGGAACAACTTCATCTTCTTGAAAGCAAGAATCTAGAATTACAAGAACAGTTAAGTTTGCTACAAGAGAAAAAGGATACAGCAGAAAATGTTTGATCTACTGTTAGAAGGTCGCCTTGGTGGTCACATGAGCCATATATATGAAAATGGCGATTTAACTTTTGGTGAATTAAAAGATGTTTTTAAGCAAGCATCAAAAGGCAAATTACAAGGCACCGAAAAAACAGACGGTCAAAATATTAAATTATCGTTCTCTGTCAAGAGACAGGTAGCTCTTGGAGCAAGAAATGCGACACAGATTAAGCAAGGCGGTCTTTCAACAGACGAAATGGTTGCTTTCTTCGCAGATCATCCAAATCCAAATTTGAAGTTGGCATTTGGTGACGCAGTTAAGATTTTCGAAAAAGCTGTCAAACTATTGGATGTTGAAACCCAAATTGAACTGTTTGGTTCAAATGCTGACATTTGGTATAATGCCGAAGTAATGGATGATAGAACTCGTAACGTAGTTAATTACGATACAAGAAATCTTCTTATTCATCGCACAGGTCACGCATTATATGATAAATCAACTGGTAAAATAGTAGAAGATACAACTGGCGAAACAGATAAAAAATCAACCAAATTTATGAACTTTCTAGAAAAAGTTCAAAATAAGGTTTCCAACAAAAGACACGCCATTCTTATAAATCCAATCCAGAATCTACAAGCTTTAAGTAACAAGGAAGCATTACGTATAGCTATTTCCGGAGTCGAAAAAGTAATGTCAAAATATGGTTTGAGTGATAACAATACCATAAATGATTTACTTCGTAAGGATTTGAACGAAAGAATTAAAACAAGACTTCCAGAAGAAATTAAAGCAAAAATTATTTCTAACTTTTTGGATGTTGGACCAAAAGTTGGCAAGAAAGAATTGAAAAAAGACTTAACATCAGAATTGCGTGCCGAAGTTGATCAAATGATCGATAGTGGCACCACTTTGATGAAAGAAGCAATAAGACCAATTGAAATAATTGTTACAGACTTTGCGGCTGAAATGTTAAAAACACTTGAAAGTATTTTTATTTTAGATAACAAAACTGAAACAGAAAGATTATCAAAAGAAGTTCAAGCAGCAATTCAACAAATCCAGTCTTCTGGCAAAAAAGGTGATTTGGATTTCTTGAATCGCCAATTAGAAAAACTAAAAGGCGCTGATTCTATCTCTTCTGCTGTTGAAGGCTTTGCTTTCAGCTATAAAGGCCATCTTTACAAGTTTACAGGTAAATTTGCTCCTGTAAATCAGATCCTGGGTCTATCAAAGTATGGTAGAGGCAGTAAGTCAAGTCCAGAAGAACTTACAGAAGTTTCTAGTGGCTCAAAACGTTATGATATTGCTTTGTTGGGCGGTGGTTTCAAGCCACCACATAAAGGTCATATTGAACTATTAAAACAACTAGCGGCAAAAGCAGATCATGTCATTGTTTTAACAAGCGATAAGTCATCAAAGGAAAGAGCATTTAGTAGCGGACAACTAAAAGGCCAAATAATTGATGGTGCCAAATCAAATCAAGTTTTAAAACAGATGATTTCTCAGGTTCCTGAATTGTCAAATGTTGAATTAAAGATTACCTCAGCTCCACTTCGTTTTATATTTGAATATGTTGAAAAAGAAGCAGCATATGGCGAAACAATACTTCTTGGTGTTGGCGATAAAGAAGATGATGCCAAAAGATTTGCTAATATTGGTAAATACATTCCAAAAGATAGCAATATTAAAGTAGATATCGAAGTGCTCAAACCAACCACTTTTAACGGTGAAGCTTTAAGTGCCAGCAGAATGCGTGAAGTTATTTCAAATGGCAATTTGAGACAATTAATTAACTTTATTCCAGATGAAATTACTGATAAAACAAGATTTGCTCAATTTATATTAGATACTTTTTTAGGAAAAACTGAAAAATCTCTTGAACAAGAAATAGAAGAAGAAGTATTAAATCTATTTAATAAAGATAATATAAATGAGATGAGTGCGGTCGGTGCTGGTGCCATGGCATTTAGTCCGGCAGCAATTGGAGCGGAACCAGTAAAGAGGAACAAGAAAATGAAAGAAATCAAAAGAGAACAATTTATGGAAGAACTACAATTAAGAAAGATGATCCGTAAGGCTCTTGTTCTTCGTGAAGAAAAAAAGAAAGCTGCTTTACAGCAAGAAGAGCTTTTAAGAAAAGAACTTCGTAAAATTATACGAGAAGCAAAACAAGATTTTAACTACGGTAACACCGGTTTAAATAAGCTTGGTGCTTTCTTACAGGTTAAGAAACCACTTATTTCCTCTGAATACAAACAGCTTCAAACTGATAAGAGTCAACGTGACGCTTTCAAGGCTCGCTTGCTTGACCGTTCCAAGGAATTGTTTGATGGATTAGAAGCAAAATTACAAGCTGGCAAGGGAGGTTCCGAAGATGAATCTGAACTTGAAGAAGAAATTAATGTTTCTATTGATGAGCCAGTCGATAACAAACTTTTGCCAGGTATTCTTGATCCAAAGAAAGAACCCAAAGCTAAAAAAGATAAAGAAAAAGAATTTAAAGTTGAACCAACTGGCGAAAGAGAAGCTTCTAACTTTTTTGAAAGTTATGAAGGTGAACTTACAGAAATTTATACTGGACTTGACAATCCAACCGATCGACAGATGTTCCGGGATTACTACATGAGTAATGTAGCCGCTATCATGGATCAGGCTGAAGCTGAAGCTGGTAATGTTGCTAAACCAGTTGACACAACACCACCAGAAGGTGCTCAAGCTCAACAAACAACTAGCGAACCAGCACCAGATCAGCAAAATCAACCAACTGTTTGAACTGAGCACGTTTTGTATGTAGCATAAGATCGGATCTTTGTTCAGAAGATCCGATCAGATCACACACTTGTCGTCACAGCCTCTTAACAGATCAAACTGGATCTGATTATAATCGATCTACCAGATCAGATCTTAATAAAAATAAATAAAATCAAATACAAATAAATAAAGATCCTATAAAATACTAATATAAGATCTTATAAGAAAGAACTGAATACTATGAGTAGATCTTTTAAAGATATCGGAACAGATATTGGATCTTTGGTAGAACAGAAAAACAAAGCTTATGGATCTTCTTTTGAAAAAAGTGCTGAGATCATAAAAATTCTTTATCCAGATGGTGTAAAACCAGAACAATATACAGATCTTTTAGCTATTACTAGAGTTCTTGATAAATTATTCAGAATTGCTACCAAAAAAGATGCCTTTGGAGAAAGTCCTTGGCAAGACATAGCAGGTTATGCTATTTTGGGTATCAGTAAGGATGAAAAATGATTTCAGTTCCATATGAAAAGAAAAAGAAAATCTACGGAACAAGGAAACATTATTCAGTCATCTCTAAATTAGAGAATGACGGAAAAATAAATGAACAGTTCCAGCTTATGATGAATAAGTTATCATTTGAAGAAGTAATTGCTGCCAAGTTAGAATTAGCAGCAAAAGCTTCTGGTGGTTTTATTTATGGCATACCTATTTGGAACTCGTTATTACATATAGTTCGTGATGCTACATTAAAATTTGCTTTATCAGCGACACGCACAAAAGCAGAAGCAGCCAGATTTCTTGGTGTAAATATTGATAATTTTAACACCTATTTAGATCAATACGAAACAGAAAATTATTTTGAAGATTCAGAAAATAAAAACTAGTTAAGATTACGGGCTTGTAGCTCAATTGGGAGAGCGCCAGATTTGCATTCTGGAGGTTGTGGGATCGTCCCCCATCAGGTCCATAAATTTCTTTGTGGTGTGTGGAGAATTTGAACTTCACACACTATTTATTTTATGACTAAAAAAATACAAAAACAATGTTTGGCATGTAATAAAATATTTTTGGCACCTTCTTCAGAAGTCAATAGAGGTAATGGTAGATATTGTTCTATAGATTGTGGAAGAAAATCAAGAAGTCTGTTTAAAAAACAGAAACAGCATAATTGTCATTGTGCTTTTTGTAATAAAACATTTTATAGAAATAATACAAAACAAAAAGCATCAAGAAGTGGATTACAATTCTGCAATCGATTATGTAAAGAAAAAGCTCAAAAATTAGGTGGTATAAAAGAAATACAACCAGAACACTATGGAAAGGGCGTTTTCGATTATCGTAAATTTGCTTTAGAACAAAAACCACACGTTTGTGAAAAATGTGGTTATAATAAAATTCCACAAATTTTAGAAGTTCATCACAAAGATAGAAATAGAAAAAATAACGATATTTTAAATTTACAAATTTTATGTTCTAGATGCCACGATGAAGAACACTATTTAACAAATACTGGAAAATGGCTTAAAAAGTTTGAATAAACTAATTAATAAAAGTTATGATCAAAAAATTAATTTCAGCAATCAGAAAAAAGAAAGAAGACCCATCGGTTCGTCCGTGGGGCAATTATCAGATTCTTCACGAAGAAGATTCTCATAAAGTAAAAGTAATAACTGTTCTTCCTGGAAAAAGATTAAGTCTCCAGTCACACGAGAAGCGTGAAGAATTTTGGGTTGTTGTTGAAGGTGAAGGTTTAATGACATTAGGAATAATGAAGTTTACTATGAAAGTAGGAGACAAAGTTAAAATACCACTCAGAACAAAGCACAGAATAGAAAATATAGGTTCAGTTCCACTTAAATTTATTGAAGTTCAGACTGGTACCTATTTTGGTGAAGATGATATAATCAGATATGAAGATGATTTTGGGAGAGCACAATGAAACTAAGAGTTGATAATGTAAAAGAAAACGGTGATGGTTCAGTTACTGTTGACTTTGAAATAGACGATGAAATGGAAGAGTTTATAGCTAAACGATACGGTGTCACTGTTGAAGAACTAACTCCGGAACAAACCCAAGAATTCGTCTTAGAGGCAATAAACGGTTTAGTAAAAGAAAAAGAAAAAGAATTACAACAACCTTGATTTCTTGATAGTGCGTAATGTGTGGTTAATACCCGTATTACGCACTATTTATTTTTATGAAAATTATATTTGAAAAAGAAAAGAAAGGTGATCGTTGTACACGTATTGCGAAGCGCAAATATGATGTATGGCCATCAGCATATGCTTCTGGAGCTGTTGTTAAATGCCGCCAAGGAAAGATTTGGAAAGGTATTAGTGAAGAAATAACAGAAGAAGAATTACAAGAAATGATAGCCGAAGAGCTAGCCGAAGAATTAAATAATTTAGAAGAAGAAAAAAAGAAGCCCGATTTCAAAAAAGAGAAAGAACAAGGACTACATGGTTGGTTTTCCAGAAAAGGCGGAAAAGATGGAAAAGGTTGGGTAGACTGTAATACTTGCCGCACAGACAAAGAAACTGGAAAAAAGACTTGTAAATCTTGTGGTAGACAAGAAGGCGAAAAAAGAGCTAAATATCCGGCTTGTAGACCAAAGCCAGGTGATTGTGGATCTACCGGTAAAGGAAGCGAGTGGGGCAAGAAATCAGAATCTGTTGAAATAGAAAATTCTAATCTATTAGAACAGGAAGAAGATCCCAAGAAGCAAGCAGATGCTGCTATAAAGGATGCCGCCGCCGTTGCCAAAGCTGCCGAACAAGAGAAAAGAGCGCAGGTGATGGTCAACAAAGCAAGACCATCAGAGCAACAAGCATCAAAACAGGCTGATTTAAAAAGTAAGTTAGAACAAGAAAAGATAGCCAAAGATAATTTAAAGAAAGCCAAAGAAAGTGCTGAACAGATTTCGGAAGAAAAAAGCAATTTTCAAAAAGAAATGGAAAGAAAAGGTAAAGGCTGGAAAATTCGTTTGTTAACAAAGGGCAAGCAATCAGCCGGTTCAGCTTATCCAAATAAGGCACCAGTAGAGAGAGCAAAAAGCGCACCTCCCGGTGCAGGTGGAGTTTGATATGACACAAGAAATGAAAAAATTATTAAGAGAGTTTAAGACTTATCTTACAGAAGAATCAAAGATTACTGATGCTTATTCAGTTTTAAAATTATTTGTTAGTTTGGGTGCTGAGCCGGGAACACCAGAAGCACAAGTCATTTCAAATATCCAAAATATTGTTAATTTTTCTGATCGTTATAAAGAAGCACCAGAATTATTAACCTCTTCACCAAGAGACGTTGTGGTAGCACAAGAAAAAATATCAGACAAATATGTTCAGAAATTTATTATTGACTTGCTGAATAAAAATGGTTTGCCACAAGAAAAAATTTCTCAATTCATGAATTATGTCTCTCAAACAACAAAGAGTCCAGAAGAAATTCAGCAAGCAGCAGCTGAATACAGCAAAGAAAAAGAAGAAAAAGAGAAAGATGCTTATGAATTGGGTGATGAAGATGTTACTCCACCCCCACCACAACAAAATAAAACTGTATCTCCTCCAACTCGCAGAAAGGCTGCTCCAAAGCCCGTTAGTGGAGTAAAGCCTGTCACACCAGAAGATAGCGCCTTGGCAGCTTACCGTAAAAAAGCAACAGGCAATACAACAAAGCCATAATACCCTTTACAAACTTTAAGAGTTCGTTTAGACTGTTCGTATGGATCGATAGCCAAGTGGCTTACGGCACCGGATTACTAACCCGGCATAGCAGAAATGCTATCGAAAGTTCGAATCTTTCTCGATCCGCCATTCTCAAGGAGAGAATATGAACGATATTAAAGAAGTGGTTGAGCAAAAACAGGGTCAACCATGGAAAATCGAAAAAACCTGTGAAGATTTTGAAACAGCCGATACGGCAAGAAAGAATTTACTTGCTAATAGCAGTGATGGGCTACAAGCAAAAGTAAAATTTTTACCATCAATTGGTAAGTTTGTGGTAAAAAGCCGAAGCCCACTAGAAGCCGTAGTTGAACAAAAAACTAATAAGAAAAACAAGAAGCAAACTCCCGCCGCTTGACACCAGCCCCAGATCGTGTTAAGATGGTTTCACCAGATCGGCCCCAGACGGTTTGGTGGTTCTGCTCCCGTAGCTCAGGTAGTTAGAGCGTTCGTCTTATAAGCGAAATGTCGTTGGTGCAACTCCAACCGGGAGTACCAAATATTATGAATTACGATTCTGATACACACCATTTTGATTGCGATTGTTCAAGTGCTCAACACATTTTTAGATTAACTTCCGAAAATGGATGGGATTCTGATTATCCACCAGAACTTCATATATCAATTCAACTAAATAAATATAAAAATTTATATAGACGTTTTGTAATAGCAGTTAGATACTTTTTTGGATATGAGTGTAAATTTGGACATTGGGATATAGTAACTCTTAAAGAAGACGATTTAAATCGTTTGATTGTTTTGCTACACCAGCACAGAATTAAGATCGAGAAACATAAGTTAGAGAAGGAAAAGAAAAATGCAACCTGATACTTGGGCTGGTGCCTTTAAAGAGTTTTTTAAACAAGCAGGTGCTGTTGGTGCTTTGTTGATTATGTGTTTGACTGTTGGTCAGTGTAGTGGATTTGTAGATATTTATCGATTATTGGGCAAATGATTACATACGTTTTAAAATATTTTTTAAGTGTTCTTCAATTAAATTAAGATAAAAATTAGCTTTTGAAATTTTAAAATATTTATCTTTTGATACATCAATAATAAGAAGTTCTATTCCGGCCTCGTAACAACGAATAATTTTCTGCTTATCATTATTTTGAATTTTTTCTAGTTTATTGTTTCCATAAATTGGTTCATAATGAAAAATTCCATTAAGTTCGATAGCAAATTTTAATGTTGGAAAATAAAAATCTAATTCTGAACCTATTACCTGTTTGTTATTACACAATATTTCTAAATCAGAAAAATTGGTTTTAATTTTATTTTCTAAATATATTTCAAGTTTTGAGCGTCTTATACCTTTTGCTTTATTTTTATTATTATATATAGCAGCGCAACTTGAAGAACAAAAAACGTGTTTCGAGTCCGATAACTGACTTATTCTTCTTTTTACTTGTTTTCCACACTGATTGTCGCATAACTTAGTTATATTGTGTTGTTGTCCTATATTCTCTTTAGAACATTTGTCGCTACAGTAGAAACCACTCCAGCCTCTTTTCAAAGATTGAAATATTAATCTTTTAACTCTTAAGAAAGGTTCTTTACAAAACGAGCATACAATGCTAACTTTCTCACGCGACTTATAGGAATTCAGAATATTGTTATTTTGTATTATTTCTTCTATTGTATAAGTTATTTTATTCATAAATTTATTTGCCCTGTCTGCCGGATGCAGCCACCGGTCTTCTAAACCAGTACGGAACGTTCGACTCGTTCACGGGGTGCCATATAATAAATAGTAGTTACAATTCGAATTTATAATTTTAAAACACGAATAAAGCGCCAAATTAATATGCCACATTTTATTTCTAAATTACTACGTAAACTGATTAAACTACCACACCATATGTGTGATACCTGTTTAAACACTTTTGAACACACAACACTGAAAGGTGAATGTTTGTGTCATTTGTGTTATAAAAATAAGTATTTAAAAAACAAATAGATACTTAGTATTAGAGGGTTATTCTTGAAAGACGATGAAATTGATTATGACAAAGCTGTAAGACTCGCTGAAATGATTCAACGAGCTATTAGCGATATTACAGATGCGGTTTCATACAACATCGACGAAGAAGACAACTATTCTAAACTAGCTACATACTCAGCATTGTTAACTGTCGCAGGTTATTTTGAATTTAAATTAACACAAGACGGGTTTAAAACATCAGAATTAGATGTAACAAAAACAGGTGCTGAGAAATATGTGTTATCGATGATAACAGAAGAATTAGAAACAATACCACAGAAAAAAGGCGATGCGTAATTACAAGTTATATTGGGATGATATCTGGATGGGCTTGGCAAATGATATCTCCACTAAATCAAGTGATCCACGATTAAAAGTTGGCGCTGTTATTGTCACCGAAGATAATGAAAGCGTTCTGGCTATTGGTTATAATGGTGATGAAAAAGGTGGAGATAACAAGCCAGATAGTTTAGAGCCAGGTTGTTCTAATTTCATTCACGCAGAAGTTAATGCTATTGCGAAAATGAATTATAATGATCCAAGACCAAGAAAAATGTATGTTACACATGCACCGTGTGCTGTTTGTGCTAGATTAATCATTAATTCAAATATCAAGAAAGTAATTTACTGCTATCCATATAGAAGTGAACAAGGCATCGATATTTTAAAGAAAAGAAACATCGAAGTCTTATCTTGCCATTCAGATTTTGAATGATTACATTTTCTCTAACTTCCAACCAAGAACAAAAATTAAATCTTTGGTTGGAAGAACAAGAAAAAATTCTGATTCAAAAACAAAAGATTTCTATGTCAGAATCTGATTGGAAAGACTTAACATCTGATGGTGAATACCCTTATTATGGTGCCATCGGTGGCGGTATTCAATATATTTTTAATCCAACATCAATCGGAGTTGGCGTAAGGGTAAAATATTTACCAACCGGAGAAGAAATCGATTTAACGGATTACGATGAATGGTGATAGAAATGTCAAACAAAACTCAACTAGAACTCAATTTAGAAATTCGTGTTGATGGACACGACAATAAAACAACAGTTAAAATGCGTAAATACGTGGAAACTGGATTCATTCCACAACACGGTATGGAAATTATTGACAGTGGGATTGTTTTCCGAGTAAAATCCATAGCAATGGCTGGTCTTTTAGAATTAAAACACGTTGCAAATCCAGATTTTCGAAATCCGCAAGGTTTAGCACGTATGTCCAGAACAGCCGATGAAAAATGGTTGAATGACAAAGTGAATAGTTTTAAAAATCAAGGATGGTCAGTAGTTAAATGAAAAAAATTGATGTAGAAACATTTATCGAAACGTTACAGGAAGACTTGGTAGAATTTGAAGAAAACGTACACTCAGGAACCTTTCAGAATCGTAATGCCCATGAATGGTTTAAGCTTTTAAATGATTGGGTTGAATATGGTTTTTCCCGAAGGGCAACAGAAGAGTGGGAAGAATTTGGTGTAGACGAAGACGACAACTGATCTCCCCTTGACAGATCAACCGCTCCATGCTAAGATGGAGCACACGCCGGGATGGTGGAACTGGCAGACACGGCAGACTCAAAATCTGCTGCTGGCAACAGCGTGAGGGTTCGACCCCCTCTTCCGGCACCATAAATTATGATTACAAAAGAGAAAATTCATCAAATTGGTAGTTTCATCGGTTCACTACCTGATATTGAAGTTACGTTAAAGTATCTTGTGGTTAATTACTTAAAGCTGTTTACTGAAAACGATAAGTTAAAAAACGAAGTTCTGAACCTTAAGAAAGAAAACAGCGACCTCTTGACAGAAGCTGCGGATCATGCTAGAATGGTGCAGGAGCTTGAAGCGGAACTAGAAGCATTCAAGACGATTCATTAAACCTGTGCTCTGATGGTGGAATAGGTAGACACAGCAGACTTAAAATCTGCCGACCGAAAGGTCATGCCGGTTCGATTCCGGCTCGGAGCACCAAAAATGAAAAGTAAAGAAAAAGGCGATATCGCAGTAGCAAAAGCAATTAGCTATTATATGCAAACCGGTTACGAAGTTTTGCTTCCTATTGGGGATAAACGACCATATGATTTAGTCCTTGAAGATACTCAAGGAATCTTAATAAAAGTTCAATGCAAATATACTTCTCATGAGAGTGACTATGGTATTTATCAAGTTCCATTAAGAGTGATGGGTGGTAATCGAAGCTATAATACTGCCAAATCATATGACAAGAAAGATTTCGATATTCTTTTTGTCTATACTTCCGATAGAAGTATGTATGCAATACCATTTAAAGACATTACTGCAAAAAATTCTATAAGTCTTGGCGAATTATATTTAAAATATAAAATAATGGAGAATTAGCCCGTTAAAGTAGGCGGTTCGGTCTGTAAAACCGAAATCTCTTTGATCCAAGTGGGTGCGATTCCCTCATTCTCCACCAGAGTTTAAACTTTCTCTAAAAAAGTCTTCGTTAATTAAGGAAATAAATATGTCATCAAATCGCGCACTAACCTACCTCAAGTCAGAAATTCGTTCACGTGTTCTCGAAAACGGAACAGTATCTGCCGCTGATGTTGTTAATGTAATGCGCCTTCACCTTGAAGGATCAGAGCGTGGTGGTTTTGTAACCAAAGCCTTCCGTGACCTAGTAACAGAAGGACTCCTACGTCCAACACGTCGTACAGAACTTAACCGTAATACACGTCACCAAGTTACTGTCTATCGCGTTCGCTGATTTAGGCTGATTTGTTAGAAAAATTTAATATCCTTCGAAACCCACTTAACCGTGGGTTTCTTTTTGGACCGGTAGTTCAGTTGGTTAGAATGTCGCTCTGATAAGGCGAAGGTCGATAGTTCAAATCTATCCCGGTCCACCATTTAAGGAACATATGAATTTTCGTAATGAAACTCGTCGTGAACGATACAATAAAAAGAAAATTATTTCTTCCAAACTACCTATTGAAGTATGTACCGTAAATTTCAAAGAGGAAGTGAATGTAGCGTTCGTACTTCGTAGTGCTGCTTGTTTTGGAGCAAGTGCTGTAAACGTAATTGGTTCAGTACCAAAGCGTAAAACACTCGCAACACGTTCAGGAACACTACAAGATTACGTGCCGATTAATCAGTTCAGTAATCCACATGAGTTTCTCCAATACTGTAAACAAAATTCTATTAAAATTGTTAGCGCAGAGTTGGACTCAGAAGCTGTATCAATTCATCGATATAATTTCTCGTCTGATCTAGAACAGTATAAAAAGATTTGTGTTGTTGTTGGTCACGAACAAGTTGGTATTCCCCCGGATATCTTGAAGAATAGTTCAAAGGTCTTTATTGATATGCCAGGAATTGGTTTTTGTTTGAATACAAGTCAGGCAGCAAACATTTTTCTTTATGAAGTGACTAAACAAATTCTTAATTTAGGTCTAAATAAGTAGAAGCTATTGGCCACCATAGTTAAAATGGATATAACTCCTGTTTTGTAATCAGGAATTACAGGATCATACCCTGTTGGTGGCTCCAATTCAAAAATAGCGACTTATTCTACTTCATCTGGTATCTGTTCATTGACTGTCAACAGGAAGTCAACCAAAGCATAGTATGGAACAGCCATACAAACGTTTTGGAAGTCACTTATACCAGCAAACGTGATACCAACTAACTCACCGTTTTCATTTAAAATACCAGAACCAGAACTACCATGCTGTGTTGGTATTGAATATAATGAAGCGTCCGAGTGTACAACACTGGAAAAAGTCTCACCAGCATAATATCCTTCAAACAATAATACTGCTTTACCATCGGAGATCCCGAATGGAGCAGCAATATTAAAAACTTTTTCCCCTCTTAATGGAGCAACCGGCGAGATCTGAACTGCCGGTTGCTTTATTTTTGTTACTAGCATCAAACAAATATCGTAAGTGGAGTCCATTGCTATTGTAGAAATTGCGTGTTGAGTATTTTCTACATCTATCGCTGCTCCGGTGATTGTGATTGGTTTTGCTTCGTCTGGGAACATAGAATCAACTCCACTATCATTACAAACATGCTTGGCAGTTAATACTTTTGTTTCATCTTTTGTCTGGCCGACTATTATTCCAGAAGCGACAGACTCAGCAACAATATTTCCATCTTTATCATATACTTGTTTTACGATCTTAACAAAAGAATCGTAAGGAAGTAGTGTCTGATTATGTTTGTGCGTGATATTTATGATCGAGTCTTTAATATCATCTAAACCAACGCAATTAGTGTATGAAACACAGTTTAGTGAGAAAACAGACAAAGAAAGGATTGCTAGTTTTAGTAAACGATTTATGCTCATAAAAGTAACTAGTGATCTAAAATACAAAGGTATAATATGAAAAAAATTTATGTTCTCGATACAAGTGTTCTCTTAACAAGTGCTAACTCGCTTTTTGGATTTGGTAAGGATGATATTGTCATTCCATTAAAAGTTCTAGAAGAAGTCGACAAACACAAAAACAGACAAGATTCTGTTGGACAGAATGCCAGAAACGCAATTAAGATTCTCGATACTTTAAGAGAGTCTGGTTCACTACAAGAAGGCGTAAGAATTCAAAAGGGTAAGGGCATATTACGCTCGGCCGCTCTTGACTCTACACACTTTCCAAAAGATCTAGACCTCTCTGTCCCAGACCATGTTATTATGGCAACTGCTTATGCTGTCGCTAAAACGCATCTAGACAAGAAAGTTGTCGTTGTCTCACGCGACGTTAACATGCGTGTTATCTGCGATGCTATTGGATTACAGAGCGAATCATACGAAGCTAGCCAAGTCATCGCCGATTCAAGCGAACTTTACAGCGGTGTTTGTGAACTAGTTGTTGATGATGAATTTATTGAAAGATTATACAGTGGCGAAGGCTTAACGCTGGACGATAAGCAAGCAGATAAGCTATTTCCAAATCAGTTTATCACACTTATATCAAATAAGAACGCAAATAAGTCGGCTTTAGCCAGATTCCTGGGCAAAGAACTTCCATTAAAGAAAGTACCAGATTTCAAAGGCAGAAGCAAAGCGGTATTTGGTGTTGAATCAAGAAATCGTGAACAGAGTTTTGCTTTCGACTTATTGATGGATCCAAATGTGCCAATTGTTACCTTGGTTGGCAAAGCCGGTTCCGGTAAGACCCTCTCCGCAATCGCAGCAGGAATGGCCCAGCTGCTCGAAAAGGGCACATACACCCGTTTGATCGTCTCCCGCCCCGTTCAGCCATTAGGACGCGATATAGGCTTCCTACCGGGCACATTAGAAGAGAAGATGATGCCTTGGTTGATTCCAATTCAGGATAATCTTCAATTCCTACTTGGAAACGATAAAGCAACACTTCAAGACTACATGACAAAGGGTATGATTGAAATCGAAGCATTAACTTATATTCGTGGTCGTTCAATCGCAAAAGCCTTTATGGTAATCGACGAAGCACAAAACTTGACAGCACACGAACTAAAAACAATTGTAACTCGTGTTGGTGAAGGAACAAAGATTGTATTAACAGGTGATATTGAACAGATCGATAATATCTATGTTAATGACACCAGCAACGGTCTTGCTTATGCCGTAGAAAAATTCAAACACGCTACACTAGCTGGACACGTAAGTCTACAAAAGGGTGAACGCAGCTCGGTTGCTACGTTGGCATCAAAGATATTGTGAATGTTGATAAAATTTGATAATGGTGAATATAAAATGAGTGAAGAATTGAAAAATTTTGTGTTAAAAGAACAAATTATTTCGCTTAATTTTGATAATCTAGGAATACCAAATTGTTCCTGTCATGGAATTGCTAGACACAATAAATAAAGTTCTTTGAGGAGTTAAAATGTCAGAAGTGAATCAAGAAGAAAATCCGCTAGTAAATAAGGTAGTTTTTAAAGAAGGCCCACTTAAAGATATGTTGGTATCTTATGTTGGCGAAAAACTAAAACCAGAAAACGATGAAGTAACAGTTCATATGATTGTTTCTGTTATTGCCGAAGAGTTTCCTGAATTTGTTTATTTATTGGCAGAAGAGAATTTTCTACGTGGATATCAACAAGCTTTGGACGACGTAGATAAGTTTAACTCTTCACAAGAAGCTAAACCACAAGGCTAGTTCCGTGTTCGACAGAACAAAAAGATACATCCAGAAGAACCGTAATCCAATTCAAGAATATCGAGTTGGAGATACGATTCTTTTGGTTAAAAACCAATTAACAGGCGATATTGATATTAAAAGAGTTCTAGAAATTCTAAAAGGAATGCCTTATGTCATCATGCAGACAGTTGATGCCATATGTATTGGTGAATTTTTCTTTCTAAAAAAGCGTCAAGTAGATGCCCTGTTTGATGATAGAACAATATACATCACTAACGTCCAAGAAAGTGAAAGTGAATTCTTAAAGAATCTTGTTCATGAATTGGCTCACGGTTGTGAAGAAACTTATTACGCAGATATCTATGAAGACAGTGATATCAAGCAAGAGTTTCTAAACAAGCGTAACCGTATGTATGAAATATTAAATGCATACGGTTATAAAGAAATGCCAAAAGAATCTTATTTAAATGCTGAATATGACGAAAATTTCGACCTTTTTCTTTACAAGACTATCGGGTATGCTAAACTTGACAGTCTCATTAGCGGCCTATTTATTTCACCATATGCCGCCACGTCGTTACGAGAATACTTCGCTAACGGTTTTGAAAAGTTCTTCCTACAAGACAGTGAAGAAGTAAAAAAAATAAGCCCCGCTCTTTACAGAAAGATCTCCCTTTTCTCGGAAAAACCTGTTTAAGTTCGCGACACCCTGTGTTAAGATGGTTGCGAAGGTTTCCGCAAGGATCAACCCTCGTTCACAAGAGGTTTAAATGAGTTTAAATTATATTTCCTATTCTGCTTGGAAAGATTGGGTTTTTTGTCCAAATAAGTATAAAATTACCCGCGTCGATAAGGTTCGACTCTTCCAAGGTAATGAATTTAGCACGTTCGGCACCGCTGTCCATGATACAGTTGAGCATTCCCTTCTTCTTGAAAAGAAAAGGTCCGAATTTGGTTCACTGAAAGATGACAGCGAAGAATTAGATAAGAAGAAACATTTCCTTAAAAGGTTTGATGAAGAAATCGTCAAGCTAAAAGAATCAAATGTTAAAGTTGATCAAAATCTCGTAGAAGAGATGAAGAAACAAGGCGAAGAACTTGTTGAATTGGTCATTCCAGAGATTAAGAATGTAATTGGAGAATATGAAATTGTTTCAGCTGAAGAAGAGATTAGACAAAATATTGATGGAAATCCAAATTTTGATTTTTACGGTTTTATTGATTCTATCTTTAAGACCCCCGATGGAAAATATCACATCGTTGATTGGAAAACCTGTTCATGGGGATGGGACATTGAAAAAAAGACAGAAAAAGAAACAACCTATCAATTGACCTATTATAAGCACTTCTTTTGTCAAAAATACAAAATTGATCCAAAGAATGTTGAAACATATTTTGGTCTGTTAAAGCGTACAGCCAAAAAAGATAAAGTAGAGATCTTCCGCGTTACAAGTGGACCAAAAAAAGTGGATAACGCACTTAAAATTCTTGACACTTGTGTTAAAAATGTTGAAAAAGGGAAATTCATTAAGAACAAACTCTCTTGTTCAAAGTGCGAATTTCATAAAACAATTTATTGTCCATAATGTGTTTATGATCCCACCCTACTATTTATAGGTGTTGGAGATCAAACAAGCAATGAAATGTATAATTTGTAGTAGCGAATTCGAAATATCAAGAGGACAGGGAAGAAAGATTACTTGTTCTGATAAGTGTAGAAAAATACACAATAATTCTAGAAGAAAAATAACAAACCAAGATCATTTAGAAACATTTAATTGTGTCTATTGTGATAAGTTAGTAGTTCGTTACAGAAAGAGAAATGGGTTTTGCTCACGCTCTTGTGCTTCGAAGAAACATATTGAAGATGGAACATATGATAGATGGAAATTAAGAATCCAAGAAAAAATTGGTATCAATAAAAATTGTATAAAATGTGGAACACAGTTTTATTGTGAACCGGCAGATTCAGAAAGAAAAAAACTTTGTGGTTCAAGAGAATGTCGTAAATCATATATGTCAGAATATATGACATATAACAATCCTTCTTATGGCAAAAAAGAAAAAGAAGGCGTTAGAGAAAAAGTTAAAAAAACTTTATTAGAAAAATATGGTGTTAAAAATGCTTTTGCCCTTGCTAAACACACATCTCTTTCAAAGCCTCAAAAAGAACTAATAGAATATTTAAAAAACAATACAAAATACACAATATTTTATGATTTTCCAATTTATACCAAAGAAGATAAGTTATATAAAGCCGATATATACATCAAAGAACTTAATCAAATAATTGAATTCAATGGAACATATTGGCACGCAGATCCAAGATTTTATAAAGAAGATTTTCTTGTAAAAAAGAAACAAAAATTTTCTAAACAAATATGGGAAGATGATGAAAAAAGACTTAAAGATCTTGTAGAAATGGGCTATAAAGTGAAAATTATATGGGAATATGATTATAAAATAAATAAAGAGAATATTCTCACGGAGTTAATTAATGAGTAAGAAAACCAAGCTATTAGTAATAAGTGATCATCCGTTGACCTGAAGGTTATTTAGCGGATGTAAAATCGGGTGAATTGCTGGAAACTCTTGAAGATTTATATACTACAGCATAGTTGGAAACGACAAGTGCGAAAGTCAAAAAATACAAATCATAAGACAATCAGCAGCCAAGCATCTGTCCGGAAACGGTGATGAAGGTTCAGAGACTACGGTTAGCCTAACATATCTTTTTGATATTATGGTGATGATCCGACAGCGCCCGACTCGTTTAAACGATGATGATATAGTCCAAAATACTACTATGTGGTATAATGTAAGTCCTTCTGGTGTCGGCACTCAGACGAAATATATGATTGATCATCTCCATAAGACAGGTAAATACCAATTTGTTTGTTTGGGTGGTGCTGTAAAGCATCATGATTACCGTCCACAGAAATTTGATGTATACGGTGACGATTTGCTCGTTATTCCAGTCGATGGATACGGAACGCCCGATATAATTCGTGCTGTATTGCGAGATCATAAACCAGACGCACTTTGGTTTATGACAGATCCACGCTTCTATGATTGGCTTTGGGATATGGAAGACGAAATACGTAATAAGATTCCATTAATCTATTATCACGTATGGGACAACTATCCATATCCAAAATTTAATAAACCATTCTATGATTCAAATGACGTAATTGCTACAATTTCTAAACTAACTGAC